TACTAATTAATATCTAATTAATCTCTTATGAGTACACAATTTCGTTTAAAACTTCCGGGTAGTATTGATTACAAAGATATTTTACTAAAAAATGGAACTTGTTGCAACGGATACACTGCAATTCCTGACGGTTCTTTTGATTCGTATTACGATTGTTACAATAACGGATTTTATTTTATTCATGCAACTGGCGGTACAGTTTGTGGAGATCAAACATTAGCTCAATCGGATGCACCAAACAACCTTTCAATAAACGATCAAACTTTTTGGTATTGGTGGTATGTTCCAGTAAATCCTGTAAATTGGCCGTGGGGAAAAGAGTTTAATAACGCAAGCACCAATACCCGTTTTGAAACTTTCAAACAACAGTATAAAGATATATCTGGATTTGGTCATACAGGCGGAATAGGATTTACTTTGTCTGGAAGACCTCAGTTACGGTCAAGTTCAGATTCGTCGTCTATTAATTATTGGAATTCTCCATTGACTGAAACTACATACAAAGATCCAAATTTTTTAATTAAAAATCATACTTGGGGTAACAATATCAATAACCCCAAATGGGGTAATGATTGGAACGAAGAATCTGGCTCTAATAATGGATATTCCATGCCAGGTTCGACTGGATTTAAATTTCATTGGGACCCTATTCCTGAGGAAATGTTGTTTTTCGTAAACAATTCAGATTTGACCAACATTGATGCAAATGCAGATGACCCCATAGGAGTAACATATCAATTAATGGATTTGCGAAGACTTAAATTTGCTCATCCCTTTTCTAAGAGGATGTTTAATCCTAGACATCATGAATACCGAATAAGTAATGCGAAAGTTGCAGCTTATTGGTATTCGTTGTTGTCACCTGATGGATTTACTGGAATAGGACCACGCAACCAATCCCAACGAGTAAACAGTCCATGGCAAGATAACATGGCAGACACCACAGCACAATCGATTAAAACTTATTTACAAAAATTATCAAATTTAGGAATCACATTATCTTATCTTGTTTTAGATGACGAATATCTCAATCAGGCATTTTTGCCTGGTTCTGGAGTTGGAGATCATTCAGAATATGTTGTTCAGTCAATTGATGGACAAGATCCACAGAAGATTTACATACCAGATAAAGAACATCCTTTGCCTGGGATAAAAGGCCATTTAGCATTTAATGGGTCAATACCCTCTTTCCCTGGAAGTACCGCAGAAGCACCAAATGGGTGGTCATTCTATACAACAACAGGAACAACATGGTGGAACGGTGAATATTATAATACTTATAAAAATCCTAACGGAAATTCTATCTGGAATATCCTGAACGATCCCAGATGGGGTACACAAGGACTGACTCATTTAAATGGAATAACTTTAGGTGCTTTATTTACAAAAAGATATAATGATTTGCGAAGTGCCTGGATATCTGGTTTTAGTGGTACTAGCTTCAGTAGCGATATTTCTGAGAGTACAATTCCTGGAATTACTCATATAATCAATTTTTTTAGCGGATGGAGTGGTCAGTACATTAAAGGAACTACACATGAAATAGAAAAAATAGATGGTGGATTTACATTATATCAAAGTCCGTCAGGAGAAACTAGAACATGGTTACCTGCTACAGCTTGGACGAGTAATGTATGGCCGACTACTACTATAAGGATTGATGGTGTCACAATAGATGCCTTCAATGTTACTTGGGCTCCTTACGGTCCACCGTCAAGAGTTCGAACTCTTCACAATCTTTCTTCTCAAATTCAATGGGATGACTCCAATAGTAATCATTTCTTTAAACCTCAGTTTATGACTAGACCCTCAATTATTGATTCGGGTACCGCATGGGCATGGTCTTTGCAACACGTGTTCCGTCCTGCATGGGATTGTTTGATCGGAGACATACAAATATCACAATACTCATTTGATGCGTTTTCTGTTAAATCGACACAAGGATTATCAGCGTATCCCAATGGAATAACATACTCTCATTACGATTGTTACGATTTGAATGCAGAAGAGTCTATATATCTTGTTAGATCAAATGCAGCTGAATTGATGTATAGATTATCTGGAAAGAATTCCACACACAGTCCGGTTTTTTATTTTGGGGACACTAATATTACATTTCCAATGCACGGTGATGTTACAAAAGCCAGATCTGACCCCGGCGAATTAGTTAAATTAAATGATGGGTGGCTTATACGTTTAGGATATGTAAAATCTGCTACTGTTCCTTTAGAAAAATATAAAATATATCATTTGGCGGGAACTCCAGTTGTAGGATTAAACGGCATAACAATAGATCCTCCCCAACCCGGAATTACATATCAATTGGCTCGATGGCCAAGCAATGAATTTGTTGGAATTGGTGGACCAACTTTCACTCAGGCAGATGTTGACAATTTACAAGTAGGACACAAAATATCTAAAACAAACACCTATGCTCAATTATTGACTCGTTTACAAATAATGCGAGGAATTATGCGTTCTGATCCTATGGGTCATGTAAAATTGTTTCCTTGGATTGCTAGTGCAACCTTGGATATCGAAAACTATCAAACAGAACAAATACATCATCTTATACTACACGGCGCTAAAGCATTATTAGTATTTGATAGTACTACTAATTTTCCAGTCATATCGTGTTTACTATTAGAAAAAATACTAAAAGACGTAAATACTATGACTGGAGGCGGACAATTAGTTCCACTTGGGAAATTTGATATTAATGGTACAACATGGGCAGAAAGTGGATCTACTGGTAGTGATGGCAAAATAGTAAAAATGGATCAATTAGTTTTAGAGGATTCTTTAGAAAATTATATATTAACCGGTGCAAAAGTAACAACAGGTCCGTTCACTGGAAGACATATATGGAGAATAACTCCTTCTCCTGTAAAAATTAATTGGACAGGTGATATAAATCCCTCTTTTCCTTTGACTCGTAAAGGTAATTTAACAATAGTAGTGAATGGAATAACACACGAACAATTTATAGGAGATATAACAAAATCTGATATTCAACGAAGTCCTGGAATTTACGTTGTAACCAATAACAATATCACTCCAATTATCGAAGTTGTCGATCCACCCACCACGGACCAAGGCTAATGACACTTCCACAATCAATCTTAAATAATCTTTCTGCCGAATTAAAAATACCCAATATCAAACCCGGCACTAATAGTTATTTAACTACAAATAAATTTTTATTTTATCTGAGAAGATGTCCAAGACTAACTCATTTTTGTCAACGAATTAATATTCCTTCTATTGGATTTGGTGAATCTATTCAGTCTAATCCTACAGGAATAGAAATTAGAAGACCTGGAACCAGATATATTATAGACAATTTAAGTGTAGGATTTCTAGTAGAAGAAAATTTTAAAAATTGGTTAGAAATATTCAATTGGCTCAAAGGAATAGGAATATATTCTGGATGTAAAGAAGATCTTAAAGAATCTGATAAAGTTTCTGATGCGTCTATTCATATTTTAAACAGTTCTTATAATCCTATTCTTCGAGTAGATTGTTACAATATTTTTCCAGTTTCTCTCAGTGGAGTAAATTTCGACAGTTCTACACAAGACGCAGAACCTATTCTGGCAGATGCTTCTTTTGCCTTTACTCATTACGAGGTATTTGATTTATCAGGATCTGTTGCAGGTTCTACAGGATCTGTTAACGAGTAATTGACAATCTTTTATATTATGGTATACTTGACTCGATGAAACTAGAAGATATACGTACTATGCTAGATCGAGATGTCTTAATTGACAACTCAAATCTTAACAACGAGGCCACAATTTTGCCTCAATTACACAACAAATATCTTTGTTTACTGACAGATGAAAAACTAACTTTATCCAAATTAGAGTCAGATTTAAAGATTCTTGCCAGAGACAAATGGTTATATTATTCTGGAAAAATGTCAGAAGAACAACTAAAAGATAGAAATTGGGAAACATTTGAATTGTCTTTACTCAAGACAGATTTAGATAGATTTATATCAAGTGACACCGATATTATTACTTTAGAAAACAAATGCACATTACAACGAGAAAAAGTTTATTATTTAGAAAATAGTGTTAAGCTTATTGCAAATAAAATATGGAATATTCGAGCTGCACTAGACTGGATTAAGTTCACTCAAGGTATTTAATGATTAAAATAACAGAATTAAATTCTGTATATATCAAAATAGATTGTGAAAAATCTATTGCAAAAGAGCTCAGTTCTTATTTTACATTTCGAGTTCCTAATTTTCAATATACTCCTGCCTATAAAAATAGAATATGGGACGGCAAAATTAGACTATTTAATCTAATTAACGGTTATCTATATCGTGGTTTATTGGATCATCTGTTTTTATTTCTTAAAGACAGAAATTATGCAGCCGAATTTCATCCTTGTTATATTTCAGATACTCCGAACGAAGAAACCATATCGACTTTTATCAAATCCTTAAACTTATATTCAAATAAAAAATCAATATCCTTGTATTCACATCAAATTGATGCAATCAGAGAAGCCATTCAAAAAAGAAGATTGTTATTGGTTTCTCCTACTGGTAGTGGTAAGTCTCTTATCATATATTGTTTAATTCTATATTACCTTCAAACAATACCAGAACATAAAAAAATACTTGTTGTTGTTCCTACGACTGGTCTTGTTGCACAAATGTTGCATGATTTTAAAGATTACTCTAATGGAAAAATTGACTCAGAGTGTCATGTAATATATTCCGGACAGTCCAAACAAACCTCCAAAAGGATAGTTATTTCTACCTGGCAAAGTATATACAAAGAATCTAAAGAATTTTTTGATCAATTTGAAGTCATAGTTGGTGATGAATGTCATCTATTTAAAGCAAAATCATTGACATCGATAATGACTAAATTAGAAAATTGTCCATATCGCATAGGAACAACAGGAACATTAGATGGCACTGATATTCATAAACTTGTCATAGAAGGATTATTCGGTAAAGTATTTTCTGTTACTTCGACTAAAGATCTTATAGATAAAGATCTACTTTCTCAATTAGAAATCGAATGTCTGATACTTCAATACCCTCCTAAACATATAGAAACTGTTAAAAAGGCAAAATACCAAGAAGAAATAGATTGGTTAGTTTCTTCGGATTTGCGTAACAATTTTATACAAAAACTGGCTTCAAAAGTAAAAGGAAACACTTTGGTACTGTTTAATTATGTCGAAAAACATGGAATTCCTTTATTCAATAGTCTTAAATCTGATTCTGATAAAAAAGTCTTTATAATATGTGGCAAAACCCCTGCTGAAGAAAGAGAAGAAGTAAGACAACTGGTGAATGCAAACGAAAACTGTTTACTAATTGCATCTTATGGAACTTGTTCTACTGGCATTAATATTAAAAATATTAAAAATATCATCTTCACAAGTCCATCTAAATCTGTTATCAGAGTATTACAGTCTATCGGTAGAGGATTGCGAAAAGCGCAAGACAAAACTAAAGTAACAGTATACGATATCGGAGACGATCTGCATTGGAAGCGATATCGCAACCATGCACTTCGTCATCTAGACGAACGGATTCTTATATATAATAAAGAGAAGTTCATATACAACAAGCGATTTATTCGCCTAGGAGGTCTTTAATGAAGTCTAAAACGTGCCTATTATTCAAGTTAAAAAGTGGCGAAGAAGTAATTGCCCACATCATTAAAAAGACAAAACTTAAGTATACGGTTGAAAATCCTTATATATTCAAAATGTCTACTGTGGTGCATCCTGTAACTACACAGGCGCACGAAATCGTTACTATTCACGACTGGATGAAACTTACCGAAACAAAGACAACAGACATTCCAACAGATCACATAGTATCTGTTGTAGTTCCATCAACAGAAACAAAGGCCATTTACCTTAAGGAATTACAAAGAAAGGACCTTTACCTTAAGGAATTGCAAAATAAAGACAAGCGTAAACCTATTTCTATACCCAAAAATCCCAAAAAAGATAAAAAAGATTCGTCTGCTAAATCTTCTAAAACAGAACAATTATCCGACGAAGAAATGCAAAATCTGTTGAAGGACATGTTTGGAACTATGTTTGAAATGCCAGGTTCGGTTGGTGCTGCATATCCCATGGAAGATGCAGGAACTACACCAGAAGAATTCAATAAGAATCCTATTGACTTATACAACGAATTATTTCCTCCCAAAGATAAAAGAAAGTCTAAAAGCATTCCAATGGTTCAAATGAGTTTATTGTTTCCACCAGAAGTAATGATTGATCTTATGGAATCTGGACTAATCAATGTAAACGACGTAAACAAGATTGCCCGAGAAGTAAAACGAAAACTCAAATGG